TCAGGATCGCCCAATCTTCTTGACAGCTTCCGCGAGCCGATCAGTCACCAGGTGAGCGTACCGTTTGGTCGACGTCGTCGTCTTGTGGCCCAGCACCCCAGCAACCGTATACAGGTCGATCCCGGCATTGATCATTTCCGATGCGGCGCTATGGCGGAGGTCGTGGAATCGCACGCCCATGTGCCCAGACTTCCGGCGAGCCTTGGCCCATTCGTCCTTGATCTTCCACGCTGGCGCGGTAAATTTCACGCTCCGGGCAATGACGGCGATTCGCGGATGAATCGGAATTAGCCGCGGCCGACCATTTTTCGTCGTTCCAAGGGAGAATCCGTCCTTGGTTGGAACCGCGCGCAGAATCTCGCTCATCCGCATCCCGGAATAGAACGCAACTCGGATGGCGGCCCGTGTTTGTCGGTGTGAGCAAGCTCTCGCGATCTCTAGCATTTCGCGCCGGCCCTTGTAGACATGGCGCTCGTCACTCGGCTTCGGGATGACCATTTTTGCCGTCTGGTCGTACTCGAGCTTCCCGATCTTGTGCGCATACTTGATCGCCGCTCGCAGATAGCCGAATGTATTGTGAATCGTCCCGTCGGAGCTGGGTTTCTTGGGGCGCCCTTGGCGGTCGACTTTCGCGCGCATGTACCCGGCAAATCGTATCGACCAGTCATAGAGATCAAGCGCGTCCTGTCCATCGTATTCGGGGGCGTATTTGGTCAGGATTTGAACCCGTCCGTCATGGTCCTTCCACTCAGAACCTTTGTCCATGACATGGATGCGAACGCATTCCCCGATCGTGACGATCTGCTTTCGTGCGCCCGTAGCAATTGCATATACCTCGGCATCCCATTGGCGGCCTAGCTCGTCAGCCTCGCGCGCAGAAAGTCCTGCAGGGATGAGCTTTGTTTTTCGGATGCGGTCACCCTCGATGACGCGCTCGAACGTCCACCGGTAGCGACGTTTGCCATTCTTGGAGATGGTTTCGATTGGCATGCTGCGAGATACCTATAAAGCGAATCGAGATCGTACACGTACGTTTTGTGGCCCAGCCGGAACCGCTGAATGATGGTGCAGGTCCGATCGATTCGGCTGATGTTTTGATGCGGCACGCCGAGGATGGCCGCCGCTTCCTTTGCGCTGACGCGCTTACCGCTTTTCAGGTCCATCGATCCTCCGAAATTCGATAGTCCACACCCACGGGTTCACGTCCCAGCCGTGCCCGCGCACGGCGTTCAGGCTGTCCCATAGGTCATGAAAGGCACGGATGCTTGGCGGCCGCCAGGCGCCGGCGCAGTAACCGCGCATGTGGTGTTCTTCGATCGTCACGCCTTCGGCGCGCGCGTCAGATTCGCTGATGCTCTGCAGTCGCTCGACGCGCACGCCAGTGATCTCGAGCGTGATGCGCGAGGCCCAGCGCGGCATGTGGATGGACGGCGTCCAGCCGCGCGATTCCTTGGCGTCGAGCTCTTGGAACGTGTTGAGGTCGATGTCGACTTCGGCGCGGCCGTCATCGGCCTTGTAGGCGACGCCGGCATAGCGCCGCATCGGGATGCCACCAATGGTGAGCTCGGTACCGATGCGGCGCACCTCGTGCGTCTCGCGCACCCAGAGCCGATCGCCGGGCTCGCCGAATGGCGATTTGCATCCCCATTCGCCGTCGTCGCTGAATGCGCCGAAGATCTCGTCGCCGGGCGCCTCATCGCCGTTACGATCGACGATCGTCGGGTGGTATCGAGCGACGGTGATCGGCGCGATGTCGTCCGGCGGCTGGTGCTTCATCACGCGGCGTGTCTGCGTCTTGCGGCCTTCGAGAATGGCGCGCACCATCGGGCCGCTGAAAAGGATCGGGCGTTCCTTCATTTTCCCCTCGTGGTCATGGCGAGCTCGACACGGCGGCTGATCTCGCGATCGTAGCCGGCGAGCGTGGATTGCAGGTTGGGTGCGAGGCGCGGGCCGGCGGCCGGTGTGTCGAGTGGCGCGCGCGGCACTGCGGCCGGCGTCACCTCGTACGCCGTGTCGCCCTGCGCGCGCCGATCGATCCTGATGCGCCCAGCGTAGAACAGCGTGTCGAGGAAGCACTGCACGACAGCGGGCGATGAGCGGAGCTTGATTGCGATCTCGCGCGCGGTGTGCGTGCCGGTGCGCAGGACTTCGAGCACGGCGGTGCCATTGATGCGGCGGTTGGTCATTTCCGTTCTCCATCTCAAATCGGCACATCATCGGGAAGCAGCTTCATGAAATCGTCGCGGTAGAGCTCCCTCAGTTCATCCCTGTTGGATGCGAATTCGTGCGTCCAGATCGGGCCACCTTTCCGACGTTCTGCGTCCGCATGGAAATCGCTGAATTTGCAGCAGACGATGCCAGTGAAGCCGGTGATGACGACGGCCTGCTCTTTGGTCAATTTGGTCATTTCTGTTCTCCCTCACTAGCAGGGGCGCGGCGGTTCCATTTCGCAATCGCCGATTCGGCAGATGTATGGCCGGCCGCTATCGGCAGAATGCAACCGGGCGTTTGGCAGGCGACATACCACCATTCGTCCGGGTAGATTTCCTCGGCCACGTAAGGCAGCTTCCCGCAGAAAGGGCATGGCAATGCGTCGCTCACGATCCTTCTCCCTGTCGTTGCGCGAGGGCGGCGTCGATGGCGGCGATCGCGGCTGCGATGACGCCAGCCGATGCGCGCGGCTCCGGCTGGCCCGGATGGGCGGCGAGCAAGCGCGCGACGCAATCGAGCGCGAGGTCGAGCGCAGACTCGCGGGCGATAAGGCTGGATCGATCCTCCACGTATCCTTTAAGCGCCCGAATGGCTTTCCACTCGTCATCCGTCAGCCCGACCCGAGCGTCTGCCTGCGCGGGCTGCGGGGCGGCGGCGATCAGCGCGCGGGCGAATCCCGTCAGATCCTCGCGATCGAACTCGTAGATGCACTCGTCGTCGACGTACCGACACGAGCTCCAGTGCTCCTCTGCCACCGCTTTAATCCGCTCGTAGGTCAGACCCACCGGCTCGACAGCGACAGGCAGCGGGGAATGCTTTGGCTTCGCGGCCTGCTTTGCGCGTATCTGCTCGACCTTCGTCCAGACGCGCGCGAGTTCCGTCTCGCCGGCCGCGTGCATGTCGAGGCCCTTAGCGAGGCAGAGCGCGGCGAGTGTGACCATGACGCCGCCGACTTCCTGCGTCGGCTCGCCGACCGGCCGCGACCACGTGTAGTCGACCAGCGCGTGCGCTTCTTCGCGCGTCATGCCGCATGCCTGCACGAGTTCGCCAGCTTCTTCGAAGAACCGGTGATTCCGCTCAGCGCGGTCGGCCGCGATCTCTGCGCCGAAGCAGGCCAGCATCCACGGTTGCACGCGCGCCTGGAACATCGTCCCCGGCTCGTTGGCAGATGCGGCGCGGGCTTGCCAGCCTGCGAACATCGCGTCGACGTGGGAGTGGACGAACGCAGGGCGATTCCACGCATCCGGCTTTTCGCTGAGATCAAGGTGCGGGTGTGCCACCTTGAACGCCGCCCGCTCGTCCGCCAGCGAGGGTGTGGGTGCCGCAGCGAGCGAGAAAATCTGCGTCATAACGGCTTTCGCGTTGTACTTGTCCTGCTCGTCGTCGAGAAACAGGCGGCACAAGCGCAGAACCTCTTGGCGCAGGTCGTCGATCGGCGCTGCTGCGGGCCGCTCGACAGGGGGTGCGGCGAGTGTGCGCTCGACGACGCGCGCGAGCGTGAACAGCAGTTCGCCTGTCCCGTTTTCTGAGATTGCGGTGTCGATCGCGGCGCGAATTTGCTCGTCCGTCAGCGCATCAGCGCGGCTATTGTCGGTGGTCGTCATGGTGTTTGGTCCTCAGGTGGTCAGGCGTCGAACAGATCGCCGATCGCTTTGCGTTGGCGACGCGTAGCCGCGGCGTTCGCGCGGTGATGCTCGGCGTCATAAGCGAGGTGACAGCGCTGGCACAACGCCTTCAAGTTGTCGTCGTCGCAGTGCTCGGGAACGTGATCGAGATGTGCGATCGTGAGCACGATCGTTGTCCAGCGGCCGTTGCTGCCGTACTCGGATGCTTTGCAGAAGCCGAGCACGCGGCCGTCGTCAGCCGCAAAGACTTCTCCTTCTCCCGAGAAGCGCTGAAACGTGCCCGCGTCCTTGTCGACGCCGCGCGTGATCGTGTCGCCGTTCGCGACGTGGCACTGCTCGCAGCGATTGTTTGCCCGTGCGAGGATGCGCGCGCGAATCTCGGGCCAGTTGGCCGGATAGCGGCCGCGGTTCTCAGGTTTGATCGGCATCGTCATCCTCTAAATCAGTAGATCAAGCCTCAAAGGCTGGGTCAGATCGTGCAGCCGACATGCCGCTTCCGCTTTTCGGACACATATGCTGCATGGGCCTCATATGGGTCATTAAAATCTCCGATCCATATCGATTTCCCATCGACCTTAATTGCGGCACGATATTTCCCGGTTGATGCCACGATGCTTACGCCAAGTAATCCGGATCTGTTATCGCTGCGAGGGCGCTTTTGATTCTGCGTATTGACGCTGCATGACACGTCTCGCAGATTGGCAATTCTGTTATCCGCTCTGTCGCCGTTGATGTGGTCAATAAAACAAGTCGGCCAAGATCCATTGACAAACAGCCAAGCAAGTCGATGCGCCATATATCGATGAGTGTTGATGCACACGTAAACGTATCCGCCACCAAAAACGCTTCCGGCTATATGACCTGGATGAACAGGCCCGCGCGACACAATCCATCGAAAAAGGCCAGAATCCGGTTCATATGTAAGCAACTCTTGAAACTGTTCAAGCGTGAGCATGCGCACCTCCATTGGGTTGCCGCGCGACGGATGCCGCGCGGCTGCTGGTCACGTGGGAAGAACGCGGCCAGTCGTGTCTTGGATGTAGCGCTTCGTCAAATCGAGCGCAGCGGCATCGTTTCCGACGTATAAGGCTTCGAAAATCTGCTTGATCGATACATCTCCAGATTCTTCTGGGCGCTTTCTTCGACGCTCGATCTCCTCGACGAGGTCGTCTGTATCGATGTCACGCAGATCCACATCAACAGTTACCCAAGGCATGATGTTTTCTCCTTCAATCGCTTGATCATGGCGTTCACTTCGGCCTCAAATTGCAGCAGCCCCGGCAGCAGCACGCTGTCGATGTACGCGTCGTTGCGCGGCACGATCTGCGTGTAGAGGCTATACGGCTCGGGCACGCGCGGGTCGTACGAGGCGAACAGCCACCAGCGCCGGCCGGTGACGAGCATGCCGCCCTGCACTTGGGCAGTGTGGTCGTCCGGCATGCCGTTCAGCAGCGTGTTGATGTGCACGGCTTCGTCCATCGGGCATTTCGATTCGTAGCCGCCGTCGTCGCCGATCAGGCCGTCCGGCGACGCGCCGAGGAACTCGTAGCGCGGGTGCGTGAAGAAGCCGCCGGGCGCGATGATGTAGCCGGTCGCGATCTCGACGGCCTCGCGGCCGAATGGCTCTACTTCCTCACCCCATTTCGTCGCACGGCCGCCGACCTCGTGCGTCGACGTTGCGGCGAGCCGCTCGAACACGATCTCGCGCATGTATTTGTCGCGTTCCGCCTTGGGCTTCCCGGCCTTCGTGAGGCTGACAACGTCCGCGAAGCGGCTCGCGGTGATGCGGCCGGCGCGCGCCGCGAACCAGGCGTCCGAGCGCTGATCGATGGCGTTATTCATTGTCGTCCGAGCCCGGTTCACGCTGTCCGGCGCCGTCGTCCTGCGGCGCGCTGTCGGCCTGCTGCTGCGTCGGCGGGCCGCCAGCCAGCGCGGCGATACGGTCGCGCTCATTCTTGCCGATCGCAGCGCGGTCGTCGCGCGACAGCGCTTCCCACTTCTTCTTGAACTCATCGAATCCGATGTTGATGGCAGTGCCCTCAAGATCTCGGATCAGCTTCTCATGATGCTCAGTACGCGGCGGACGGCTGGCCTGCGCCGCGCTGCTGGCGATCTGCGCCGGCGTCGCGCGCGGCGTGATATCGCGCTCTACCGGCTCAATGTCCATCACCTCTTCGGCGACTGCGATGCCCTTCAGCACGTCGGCGAAGTTGTCGCGCAGCGCGAAGGCGCGCGCGCGCATCTTCTTCATGCGCTGCGGGTACTGCGCCCACGGGCCTTGCTTTCCGATCAGACCGGCCTTTTTCGCGTCGTCGTCGCTGAAGCTCTGGACGTCCTCGGGCTTGCCGCGGCGCTTCACCTTGATGAAGGCGGTTCCGTTTTCCTCCCACTCCTGCACGTATTCGCACACGGGCGACGCGAGCACGAGCGCGAGGAGGGAGTCTCCCCAGAGCGACGGCCGGCCGTTGATGACGGCGATGTTCTGCATCGCCTGCATCGGCTTCAGGCCCAGCTCCATGCCCCATTGGATCGCGACGAGCACGTTCCCGGGCTTGCCGATGAAGTCCTTCGGCACGATGCTGGAATCGGCGAGGATGTTCGCGAGCTGCATCGCCTGCTCGAGCGAGCGCGGCGACAGGTCGAACGCGCCGGGCGCGGTGTCTTGGTTGGTGGTGATGACGTCGGACATGCTGTTTTCTCCATGTGCCTGAGACTCGGCCAGGCGTTGTGGGTGGGTCAGGCTGCGGTGGTGGTCGCCGGGATGTCGTACATGAACAGCCAGCTCATAACGACCGTCGAATCTGCGTGGTAATGCTCGGCAAGCACTGCGACGATCGCGTCGAGTCCCGGTCCCTTGATGAGGAAATCCTCGCGTTCACGCTGCCGCTGTTCGCGTTCGGCGCGTTCCTTTTCCTCGGCTGCCGCGCGTGCTGCAGCCGCTTCACGCTCACGTGCCTCGCGCGCGGCAGCTTCCTCGCGTTCACGCTGCTCGCGCTCGGCCCGGTCGAGTTCGGCCTGCCGGCGCTCTTGCTCGGCCCGCTGCTCGGCGAGACGCGCTTGCTCGGCTTCGATCTCGGCGCGGCGCGCGGCGTCCTCGCGCTCCTGCTGCGCGCGGCGTTGCGATTCCTCGGCCTCGCGACGCTCGCGGTCTTTGCGTTCCTGCTCGGCGCGCGCGGCAGCCTCGACGCGCTCGCGTTCCGCGCGCTCGGCTTCTTCGCGCTCGCGCTGCGCGGCCAGCTCGGCGCGCTCACGTTCAATCGCCTCGCGCTCGGCGGCGAGCCGCGCAGTTTCCGCTTCCTGCGCGACGGCCGCCGCGTGCAGCTCGCGCAGCTTGTCTAGCGTCACGCCGCGCACGGCCTCGGCCTCGCCGGTCAGCTCGGCGAATCGGTCAAGCGTGATGCCGAGCGCTTCTAGATCTCCGATTTCGCCCTGAATGCGAGCGGCCGTCAGCCCGACGGCGCGCACGGCGATCGCGCGAATGTCGTCGATGTGCTCACGGATCGCCGCGACGCGCCGCTGCTCGGCTTCGAGCTTCGCGCGCTTTTCGGCCTCGCGGGCTTCGTCCCATTCGTCGCGCATACCGAGCAGGCGCGTTTCTTCAGGCTCGATCAGTGCGACGAGGCGATCTTCCTCGGCGATCACAGCCTTCGAGAATTTCGTGGCGTCATCGCGCGCATCCTTGCCAACCTTGCGGATCGACGTGCGCGCGGTGCGCAGCAGCATCGCGGCGCCGTGGCATTGATCGCGGCCGGCCGCGTTTTTGATCTCGACGATGTCGGTCGACTTCGCGACGAGCGCGCGCAGTTCGGTTTCGCGCTCGCTCGTGCCGAGCGCAATGGCCGCGCGCTCGACGACGGTCAGTTCGGTGGTGGTGGTCATGCATACCTCGTATTGATAGTGGTGACGGACGCGCCGTCCTGGTTGAGATAGGCGATCGCGATCATGCAGACGAAGGCGAGGACGATCATCAGCGCCATCGCGCAGATCGGATTGCGGTCGAACAGTCTGTCGAGCGCGCCGCACAGGTAGGTGATGGGGTTCATCGCGCAATCCCCGCGAGAAGTTCATAGGCCGGCGCGATGCCGCACGCGATCAGATACAGCGCGCCGATCACCGCGAGCGGGAACCAGTCACGCGATACAACCGATCGGCTGTAATCGCGCAGCACAGGCGATAGGCTGTTGAGAGGGGCGCGCATCACTTGGCCTCCAGCTCGCGCACAGCCGCTTCAGCCTTCGCAAGCTGCTCGTGGGCGCGTTTCAAGTTCGAGATACGGGTCTGTTCGTTGAATTCGGCGGCTCTTTCGCTGACGTCTTGCGGGACAGCAACTCCCATCGCGGCAGCGGCAGCGACGAGTTCAGCTGCGAGGCCGCCGTGCTTTGCCTCGCGTGCTGCCGCGAATCGTTTCTCGATGACATCGGCCGCGATCCGCTGAGCCTCCTCGAGCGACGTAGCCGGAAAGCATTCGCCGTTGTGGCCGTTTGTGCCGGGATCAGCCCATTGGTTGCAGTACCAACCGAGGTCACCTTTCGAGTCCCCAAACAGCGAGATCAGACGCGTGCTGCGCTCGTATTGATCGGCAGGCTTCATGAAGTCGTCGAACGTCTGGATCGAGATCTTTTCGCTGTATTTCTGTGTTACGACGAAGTGCGTGATCTTCCCAGCGATGAAGTCGTCGAGCTTCTTCAACTGCGCGAACTGCTTACGCAGCGCGGCGCGGGCCGCGTACTCGCGATCTTCGGCGGTGCGCACGGTGCGGACTTCCTGCAGGCTGTCGCGGGCGGCTGCAAGGTCGGCTTGAAGCGCGACGATTTCGGCGTGCAGCTTCTCGACCGGAGGTGTCACGAACACTTCGCTCCAGACCTCCGGCTTGCCGTACGAAACCTCGCGATCCTCATGCTCGTAGACCGGGCGCACGATGTGACCGTCGCCGGTATGCGCGACATAGTCGGCAGCGCGGCCGCGGATGTCGTAGACCTCATCGCCTTGCTGCGGAGTGGATTTGATGTCGCTCACAGCGCACCTCCCGCGACCGTGATGTGCTGCACCGGCGTCGGCGCAGCCTTGCGGCCGGCCTTGATCAGGGCGGCGTCGATGGTCAGGCGCAGGGCGGACGGGATCATGACCGTGCCCGCGTCAGCGTCGGCGGCGAGCATTTCAAGGACCATCACCATGTCGGGCGCAGCGGACGCCACAAGCGCGTCTTCTTCCGACACTTCGAGCCATGCGCAGCCCGCGTATTCTTCGGCGACGATTGGCCCGATCGACGTGATTACTTTCCCGTCGCGTTTAATCTCCCACTGCGCCGGCGTATGCTTGATCTCGTTCATGTGGTCCCTCGGTGTGGTGTGATTGCCCGCAGGGCGGGCGCGGTTGTTAGGCGAAGTACGCGAGCGCGTCGAAGCGCGACACGGGCCGGTTGTTGATGCGCCAGAGCAGCCGGCCGCGCTTGTCGCAGACCGTGCGAATCTCGGTGCCGTTAAACCATGCGACCGCGTGGCCCGCCGTCTTCGCGATGCGCGTGTTGCGCTTGAAAATCTCGATCAGTTCTTCGCTCACGGTCTTTCTCCTGTAGCGGGAGCGGTTGTTAGGCGATCTGCACAAGCTCAGGCACAAGATCGGAGGGCGGCGCAGCATCCCCGTCGCATTGGATCGGGATGGCGCGATAATCGAGGCGCTCCCACTTTCCCGATTCGTCCAGCGAAAACCAGATCGCAGGGACGCCGGATTTGTGGCGATAAACGCCGGGCTTCATGGTTGCGAGTTGCATCGTCGCTCCCCTTCGCGTTGCGTTGGTCAATCGGCGCGCGCCCGGCGCCCGAAGTGTTCGTTGCAGCTGGAAAACCCGGCATTGCCCGGCCCGAACTTCTGGCCGCAGGCCGAGCACAGGACGTTGGCAAAGCGCGGGCGGTCGCTATCGAGCGAGCGCTCGGCCTCAAGCTCCGCGTCCTCGCTCATCGCGTGCACGATGATCGACATCACGAGGTCGCCCAGCGCTTCCGGCGACTCGCGGAACGCGGCGCGCAGCGCTGCACCGTGCTTCTGCTGAGTGACGCTGTGCATGCCGCCGATCAGGTCGTCGTCCGACAGCGCGGCGATCTTCGCCTTCAGGCGTTCCTTCGCGATCTGCGCGATGAGCTCGGCGCGGTCAGCTTCGGCATCGGCCGCGTCGTTGAACTGCTGCAGCTGGCGATCGGTCCAGAACTCGGCCGCTCGCTCGGTTAATCGAGGGTTGAGCATATGCACTCCTAACAGGTTTGCCGGGAGACATGGCCGGCATTTACTGACTGCACTGATGGGCGGATACGCGGGGGTTGCATGTCCGCTCATCAAGGCAGTGGTGTTGCGTTTCCCCGCCGGCGCCGCGGCTACACCTGGCCGAGCCAGCTCCGGGTCGACCCGGCGGGGAATTCATCCCTTCGTGACCTTCGGCAGCCGTCGACCGGTAGCCAGTACAGCGGCCTAGCGCGGTTCGTCTGCGTCACGTTTCGGCCATGGATGCGGCCGGCAGGGCGAGTCCCGTGAGGGAGGCTCCTGCGTACCTTCGTTTGTTAAAGAGCGGGCCGCCGGGGCGGTGGCGCAGCGCGTTGTGTGCTGCGTTGGATTCCATTAAACACCATGTTTATTCGCATGTCAAACATGGCGTTTAAGTTTTTGAGGGAGCGGGCGATGAGGACGAAAAAAAGCCCGCTCGAGGCGGGCTGCGGTGCAAGCTGGAAATGAAAAGCCCCGCGCGGGGCGGGGCTTGGAAGTGGTGGTTAGCTATTGTGCAGCACAGGCACAGGCAGGTCGATGAAATTTGCCAATATGCGCTTCCAGAAGCTGATGTGGACAACCCTGCTTGGCTGGTTTTGAGCGATCGCAAGCTCGTTTTGACAGATCACGACGAGCAGAGAAAGCGCTGGCGGCTCCTTGATTTCGAGGCGGCAACGAGCTTCATCCCAAGCCTTCAAGTCATCGTCGGCAAAGTCAAATGGACCGACTCGAGAAATTTCGGAAATCAGCCCCTTAAATTCGCGCGACAATTCTGCGTGCTTGCGTGCCCGTTCCGAGAATCCAAAGACGAGCGATAGGGCTGATGCGGTGGTGATCATTACCGCCACCGCGCCAATCACGCTCGGTTCCGACACCTTATAAAGTGCAGCAGATCCACCGAGGAGAGATGCAACCTTGGTCAGCTTGTCTCCCAACTCAAAGAAACGCTCACGCTTCTGATGATAGAGGGCTGACATTTCCGCATTGTAGACAATCGCGTGTCGACGAGCCCAGTGGTCGTCTTTGGTGTCATCCTCGGTCGGTTCAGTCATCGCTTTGGCCTCGGTGGCGGATCAGTGGGCGGCACTCGATTGGAGACAACATTGCCATCGCGAGAAGGCGTTGGAACGCTGTCGTATGTCTTGTGCCGATTAGGCGTGTCGCGAAAAGGGTTGTGGTCGTTCGCGATGCCCCGATCGTTTGACGGTGGGGTCTTGCGTTTATTCTCGCTCATTTTTTTCCTGTTTACAAATCCGGGCCTTCGGTGTGTGCGGGAGACTCTGCGGTCTTTAGTTCCCTCCGGCCCAGCCCGAGCCAGAACGATAGATAACTTCGCCCATGATCGACACCGAGTCGAGATGCTCGGGGCTGATCGTCTTGTCCGGGTATTTCCCAGAGTTGATCGAGTGCAACGTGATTGCGCCACCGGCTTCCTTGAAGATCTGCTTCACGAGCGGCTCGTCGGCGAAGTAGATCGCATACACCTTGCCGTCGCGGATGATGTTCTTCGCCGTGTCAACCATGATCATGTCGCGGTCGAACAGGTACGGCTCCATGCTGTCACCGTGCACGCGCACGAGCTTGCAATCCTTGGGCCTCGAGCCGAGCGCCCGAAAAAAACCGATGTCGAACGGTAAAGCCTTCTTCTGCCGTACTTCCCACTGAATCAAACCGGTCCCCGCGCTGAATCTGTAGTCGTATCTGTCCATCCAGACGCGATTATCGTCTGGCGGCAGATCTTCTGGATGCTCCCACACCAGGACGTTCCCCTGGTCTGCGGGTAACGCGTACTTCGCGACGGCGCTGATCGGCATCGCCTCCGAAGTGAGCATCGTTCCGGTGCCGTCCTCGATCCATGTCGCGCTTATGCCCAGTTCCTTCTGGGCCAGCAACCGTCCCTGCTTGGACACGCCGCTTCCACGGTAGGACCAGTTGTTGATCGTCTGCTCGCTCTGGTTGAGCGCGCGCGCCAAATCGGCCGGCGTCTCTATGTCAGGACGGACTTTTTTTGCTGCCTCGAAGAGCCGGCGCGCGGTCGCATGCATCACTTTTTCCATGGCGCGATTCTCGCGCGAGTAAACATCTTGTTGATACACGTGGTGTTTGCAAATTCAATAAACATGGTGTTTAATGCGGGTATGGATACGAACGACACCCTTCCGCACCTCGACTGGCAGCTCATTGAGCGCCTCGGGGGAGCCTCGAAAGTTGCCCGACTCCTTGGCTATTCCGAGAAGGGGGGCGCGCAACGCGTTCACAACTGGAAGTACCGCGGCATCCCGCCCGAGGTGAAGCTCCAGCGGCCCGATCTCTTCCTAACCGAACTGATCGAGCGCGCGAAATCCTCGGACGGCTGCATTCCAGCTGAGCCTACCCAGGTGCCGGCATGAAGAAACCCGTCCCGCGGCCGCAGCCGGCGCCGCTGTCGTATGGCAGCACATTCATCGACGCCGTAGGTGAAACCCCGCGAATGTACTTCGCGCCCGTCACGTACTTGTGGCGCGCCATCAAGCGAATCCTGAAGAAGGAGGGGAAATGAGCAAAAAATGGACATGCGATTTCTGCAATCGAACCGAGGATGAGGTCGCCGACATCGTCGTGACGCCGTCCGAAGTGGCGATCTGCGACGAATGCGTGGCGACCTGTGCCGAGATCATTGCCGAGGCCAGCCGGCCGTCCGACGTCAAGGTCAAGGTGACGATCAACAACGTTGGCCAGCCGATCGCAGCGCCTGCCAAGGAAGACGCCGACCCCATTCCGTCATCGCGGCCGACGCGGGAGCCGAATCCGCTGCGCATCACTGACCGGCAGATCGAGATCATGACCGCAGCAATTTGCGAGGTCATTTGTGGCGCAGGCCACGTCACCGCGGAAAACGCAGCTGACGCGGCTCCTGCGCTGATAAAGGCAATCGTCGTGCAGGTGTCGCGTTTAAACGATGCGATCACCGATGCGGATTCAGCTGCTACTGCCCGAGCTTCCTCCAAATCTCGAGGCTGTCGCTGCCAGCATTCCGATCATCGGGAAGATCCATCAGAAGCTTGATCGTCACTCCACCGCTCTTGAAGGTGAAGTCGCGATCCACGACCAAGAATGTTGCTGGTCCGGCCGCGTACTCGAGGGTGATGTGATCTCCGATTTGCGGAAATGGGATCCCAACTTGGTATTCGAAGCGTTGGTTCGGTTCTTCCTCGCGCAATGCGCGGCTGGTGAAACCGATTTCGATGGTTATGTTCATGCGAACCCCGTTGTGTATGGGTTGAGGAAGTAGAGAGCTTCGATTCTCGCATAGCGGTGGTTCGCATCTTTTTCATTGAATACGGGGTGATCGTCATGTCAAGGCGCGCCGAGTTTAGAAACGAAGTGAAAACCCGCCTGCGCGATCGCGTCTACGACGCGCTGCAGTTCTACAAGCAGCTTCATGGCATCGACTCCGATTCCGCCGCGCTCAACCGCATCGCGGAAGTGGCGCTGTTCGGCGTTGTTGGCACTTTGCCTGCGCAGCTCGTCGGCGTCAGTGCCGAGCTGGGACAAACCGGCCCGAAGGTGCGCGCATGAGCGAAGGCCAAGTAGAGCAGCCGGTGCTGCTGCCGCTGGCTGAGGCGGCGGATCTTGCGACGCGCGCCGCGGCGCAGGGCGTATCGACGCCCGACTACTTGGGCTACCACGTGCTCAAGAGCGCCTACGGAGTGATGCACCCGGCCGTTATCGCGTTCGAACAGCGGCCCAAAGTGGGACAACCAGGGACGGACCAGGAGGATCGGCCGTGATCGACTTCTTCATCGACATGTGGGTGCGCACGCTGATTGCGTTCGCGTTTGGCGTGTATGGGGGTGGGGTATGAACTGCAAACCGGGGGATCTCGCGATCATCGTGCGTAGCCGATTCGCTCCGGAGAACATCGGGCGAATCGTCGAAGTCATGCGTCGAAGGAACGGAGAAAGGGCTGGGCCGCAATGGCTGGTCCGGTCCGATCGTGACTTGGTTGAGCGTTGGGAAAACGGCCGGGTGCGGCTCGTACGCCAGCGCTTCTACCTCGACGTATGCCTTCGCCCGATCAGCGGCGTTCCCGTGACCGACGACGTTGAAGACGAGGTGACGGCATGAGTACGCTCTTGCATGCCCTCATCGCCTGGCTCGCGCTTTCCGTGATCCTCGCCAGGCTGTTCGCTTGGCTCATGCGGAGGTAGGCGTGGCCGCAATCCCGTACCCGTCCGATACCAGGGCGAAGGGCTGGCGTTTCGAGCTCGACCTCGAGCGCATTGAACGGTCCGACACATGGGCGCTCACGCCGGCCGATCTGCGGCCGTGGCTGCTCATGCTCTGGTCGACCGCCTGGCAGCAGGAGCCGTGCGGCTCGCTTCCCGCCAACGACGAACTGATCGCCGCGCGTATCGGCATGAAGACGAGTGTCTTCGTGAAGAACCGCGACAAGCTCATGCGCGGCTGGTGGCTGGCTGACGACGGCCGCCTGTATCACAACACGATCGTGACGCGCGTGCAGGAAATGCTTGCCGCGCGCGAGAAGGAGCGTGCGCGGAAAGCGGGGCAGCGGGAACGCAAGAGGACTTCTGATCCTTCCGGAGATGTCCCGGATTTGTCCCATGGGACAGACGGTGGACAACAGCAGGACTCCACCCGGAGTCACGGCACCGGAACCGGAACCGGAACCGGAAGTAAATCTAAAACCGTAGGTACTAACGACGGCGTACGCACAGCTTCGCGTGCGAGCACGTGCGAAGGCGCGCTGTCCGCCGCCGAGATTTCGACGTCGCTCCGGGAGTGGGAGCGGGAGCGTGGCAAGGCTGTGCGCAACCTCACGCCGAGCCAGCAGCAGGTGATCGACCTCGCGGGGATGGCAGTCACGCCGGCCGAGCTGCGCAAGGCATACGACCTCGCCGTCGAGGATCGCGACAACGACAACGACCCCGGCCCGATCAATGCCAGCTTTGTCCGCACGAAGATCGAGCGAGTGCGCCGGCCGCCGCGCGCATCACCGCTCCCGAGCTGGAGCCAGGAAAACGCCAACACCATCGCAGGCCTGACCGGAAGGAGCCGAACCCATGAACCAGATGACCGAACCATCGACGTTTAAGCGCCCGGACTGGCCGCTTGACGCGCTCCCGCAGCACTGGGTCGAGGCGCTGTTTTCGAAGATGGCCGCGTTCTACGGCTCGCGCTTTGCGTCGATGTGGAACGGCGTGAACGTGGTTGAGGTGCAGCGGGCGTGGGCGATCGAGCTCGGCAAGCTATCGCGCGACCAGCTCAAGGCGGGGAGCGACAACCTCACGGCGCTGCCGAAGCCGCCGACGCTGCCCGAGTTCGTCTCGCTCTGCCGGCAGGCGCGAAGCGAGCAGGCTGCGTCGACGACACCGCGGCTCGCCGATGAGCGGCCGGCCGACCGCGCGACTGTCGAGGCGAACCTCGGTGCTATCCGGCGCGTGCAAGAGCGCGTCATGCGCCGCGAGCCGACGGCCGAATGGGCGTTCAAGCTGCTGATGCGCGGGAAGTCGGCCGGTGGGGCGGCGCTACCGTCGGAGGTGGTGCGCTGCGCGCGTGACGCGATCGTGTCGTCGGCCGGGTTCAAAGTCATCGGCGCATGCCAGTCGCCCGAGCTGCGGCGCGAATATCAGACGATTCGGGATGCGGCGCTGGGTGCTTTGACGAATGAGGCTGCAGCATGACCGCCGCCCTTTACCGCGAGTTCACCCTTCGCGATGGCGGCATCTGGGCGCACGTCGTCGCATTCGTTCGGGCCAATGCTCAGGCCTTCGCCGAACGCGGCGAGCCGCTGCGGGTGATCGTGACGGCCGAGGAGAAGCAGCGGAACGCGCTGCAGAACCGGCTGTACTGGGGCGCCATCCTCAAGGCGATCGCCGAGCAGGCATGGATCGAAGGGCGGCAGTTCGACAAGGACGCCTGGCACGAGTACTTCGCGCGCAAGTTCGGCGTCTGCGACGAGCTCGTGCTGCCCGACGGCGAAATCATCCTGCGCCGCAAGTCGACCACGCAGATGAGCGTCGGCGAGTTCTCGGAGTACCTGAACCATATTCAGGCGTACGCATCGGCCGAGCTGGGAGTCGAATTCTCATGAAAAAAAGCCAATTCCTGTCCCTGTGCCTAGTCATCATTGCCGCGCCTCATGCGTCATGGGATGTCATGCAATGGGTTTGCCTTGCAGCGATGGTTGCATCCTGGGTTATGGCATGGAGGGGTGAGTGATCCGAGCGACGCTCAAGCCGAAGAAGTGCCGCGAGTGCGGCGTCGTCTTCACGCCGGCGCGATCGATGCAGAAGGTTTGCTCGCCAGCTTGCGCCATCGTCCTGACCGAGAAGGACAAGGCGCGGAAGGCAGCTAGAGCTCGGCGGGCCGAACGCAAGTCGCTGCGTGAGGCGCTGGAGAAGGCGAAGACGCGCGGCACGCACCTGCGGGAGTTGCAGGCGGTATTCAACCGATGGATCCGCGCGCGCGACGCCGGGCTGCCTTGCATCTCGTGCGGCCGATTCCATCAAGGCCAGTGGCACGCCGGCCACTATCGCTCTGTCGGATCTGAGCCGGCGCTTCGGTTCGAGCCGGACAACGTGCACCTGCAGTGCGCGCCATGCAACACGCACCTTTCGGGGAACCTCATTCCGTACCGCAGCAACCTGATCAAGAAAATCGGCGCCGCGCGCGTCGAGTGGCTGGAAGGCCCACACGTACCGAAGAAGCTCACCGTTCAGGAGATTCAAGAAATGAAAGCCCATTACCGTGCCGAGGTTCGGAGAATGAAGCGGGAGGCGGCATGAGCGAGTTCAAGAGCCTCGAGGAGCGCCTTCACAACTGGGGGGCGACGGTGCGCTCGCCGCGGTTCAAGCCAGAGGTCTGCGCGCATTGGGCGCGCCTGCACGTAGCGCTGCGTGACAAGGCGCTCGCCGAGATGACGATGCCCCCCGAACAGCAGGACGGCTGGATTGTCGAGGCGGCATGGTCTGCTATGCCGAATCACGTGGCGAAATGGGTGCTCAAATACACCTACGTCTGGCGCATGGTCCCGGAGCAAGTTCAGACCAGGATGCGGAAGTCGCACAACGTCGTGCTGCGCGGCCGGCACTTCGATCTCGTGCTCGCCGATGCACACCGCGCGATCTCGCAGAGCATCGTGAGGCACGCTGCCGATTCGGTCATCAGAAAAATTTCGGCGACCGGTTGTAAACCGCCTGAATCTGTTCTATGATCATCGGCAGATTACCGAATCCGCCTCGCGCGTGAGCTTTTGCTTCCCGGTTGGGAGGCAGACGCGCGAGACAATGAAGCCCCGGATGCGAAAGCAGCGGGGCTTTTTGCATTGGGGCTACGCCATGCCTTTCCGCATCCTCGAATCCCGCATGTACCGCGACCCGATGCTGGTGCTGGAGGCAAAACAGGAAGCTGAAGCGCGCGCGAAACGCCGGTGCACCGAGCGGCCGGAAATGAGCGATGCGCGCCGAGCTGCCGAAGCGTTGTTCGACATCCCGCCGCGGCCCACTCCGGTGCCGTGATCCCCGCTCGCCGCGCAATGCGGATGGCAGCCGGGAATAGACCGGCGAGAATTTTTCAGGTGAAACGACATGGCGCAGCCAAAAAAAGCGGCGCCGGACTGGGAGCGCATCGAGGCTGACTACCGGGCCGGCTTGCTGTCGGTGCGGGAGATTGCCGCATCCCAGGGGATTTCGCATGCCGCCATTTCGAAGCGCGCCAAGCGCGACGGATGGGATCGCGATCTCGCCAAACGCATACAGGCAAAGGCTGAGGCGCTGGTTACCACGCGCACGGTTACCAGTGAGGTTACCACCGAACGGGCGGTAACCGACCGGGTGATCGTCGAGGGAAACGCCGAGGTCATCGCGAACATCCGGCTGGCGCATCGCTCCGATATCGCGCGCTCCCGCCGCTTGGCGATGGCGCTTCTCGCGGAACTGGAATGCGTCACCGAGAACCGTGAGCTGTTCGAGCAATTGGGCGAAATGCTTCGCTCGCCAGATGAGCGCGGCAATGACAAGCGAAACGACCTGTACCAGAAGGTCATCTCCAGCGCAGGCCGGGTCAGCAGCATGAAGCAGCTGTCCGAAACCCTGAAGACCCTGATCGGCCTGGAGCGTGAAGCGTACGGCATCGCTGGCGCGCACGACGGCGGCGGAACTGAAGCGCCCGCAGGGCTGGATCACTTCTATGCAGGATCAGACGAAGAGGGCGACGCTTAATCCGGCGTTGCGCAAGTTCTGGACGGCACCCGCGCGCAATCGCGTGCTGCATGGCGGCCGGGCAAGTTCGAAGTCGTGGGATGCTGCAGGCTTCGCCGTGTTTCTGACGAACACGTACAAGATCCGCTTTCTCTGCGTCCGGCAGTTCCAGAACAAGATCGCTGAGTCGGTCTACTCGCTCCTGAAGGTGCAGATCGAGCGGTTCGGACTGCAGCATCGCTTCGATATCCAGCGCGACAAGATCATCAACGTCGCAACCGGTAGCGAGTTCCTCTTCTACGGATTATGGCGCTCCATCGACGAAATCAAGTCGATGGAGGGCATCGACGTGTGCTGGATCGAGGAAGCGCACAACCTCACTGAAGCGCAATGGGAGACCCTTAACCCGACGCTTCGCAAGTCTGGCTCGCAGTTCTGGATCATCTTCAACCCGAAGCTATCGACGGACTTCGTTTATCGACGGTTCGTGACGAATCCGCCGCCGAAAACGATCGTCCGGCAGATCAATTACACGGAGAACCCGTTTCTCTCCGACACGATGCTTGAGATCATCGAGGCGGCGAAGGAAGAGGATTACGGGGACTACGAGCACGTTTATCTCGGCGTACCGCGCGACGACGATGATGATTCGATCATCAAGCGGACCTGGATTATGGCCGCAATAGATGCCCACAAAACTCTGGGCTTCGCGGCGAGCGGCGCAAAACGAATCGGTTTTGACGTTGCTGATAGCGGCGCCGACAAGTGCGCAAACGTCTCGGTGCACGGTTCGGTGGTTGATTGGGCGGACGAATGGAAGGCCGGAGAGGACGAGCTCCTAGAATCTTGCAAGCGCACCTACAACGTCGCGAAAGAGCGAGGCGCAGCGATCACATACGACTCCATCGGCGTCGGTGCCGGGTGCGGTGCGAAATTCAGTGAGATCAATGAGGTACGCCGCGCTGAGGGCCAGAGCTTCATGGTCCAGTACGAAAAGTTCAACGCCGGCGGCGCTGTCTGGGAGCCCGACCGCGAATATCAGCCAAACATAACGAACGGAGACATGTTCTCCAACATCAAGGCACAGGCATGGTGGCTGGTGGCCGATCGTTTCCGGAACACATTCAATGCCGTGCGTCGCGGCGAGAAATTCCCCGATGACCAGCTGATCAGCATTAGCAGCGACACGCCTTACCTTGACAGGCTGATCGACGAACTATCGACGCCCAAGCGCGATTACGACCAAAACGGCCGCGTCAAGGTGGAAAGCAAGAAGGATCTCGCCAAGCGCGACGTTGCGTCTCCGAACTTGGCTGACGCCTTTGTAATGTGCTTCCCGCCAGACGCTGGATCACTGGACATCTGGACAAGGTTGGCAGGATGAATCGAAAGCAACGCAAGGCCGAGCAGCGGCAATACCGCGCCATGGCCTCGGATTCCGCCAACGCGAAACGGTGGATGACACCGGACAGCTTCCAGAACTTCGAAGCGCGCGTCGGCCTCGGCACGCCGAACCAGGCCTCCGCCTATCAGTACGGGTTCGACTTCATCTCGCGCAACCGCGTGCAGATGGAGGCGATGTACCGGTCGTCGTGGATCGTCGGCCAGGCCGTCGACGTCGTCGCCGAAGACATGACCCGCATGGGCGTCGAGATCGGCTCCGACATCGCGCCTGAGGACAAGGACAGGCTGAACCAGGAATTCGAGAACCTCGCGATCTGGGACAGCCTGTGCGACACGATCAAGTGGGCTCGGCTGTACGGCGGGGCGATCGGCACCGGCATGGGTCTTGTCGGCCTCGACGGCGCCGGGCAGGCCGGGGAGATTCGCCGGCACCTCTGGGAGCTGCCTGAACTGCATCTGTCTGTGATCGTCGCGCGCGCGGCGCCGCACGACCTGCCGTGCTCCTGCGGCGCAGCATGCTGCAGCGGCCGGACGCCGAACCTCGAGTGGCAGGCGGCGATCGGCTGGCTAATTCGGGCGTCCGCCGCCTACTGCTCGGGGTTCTCGCACTACCGCGTGCGGCGCGCGATCATCGAACGTCTGTTCGGGGTGAAGTGCGACCTGGTCGACATCGCCCACGACTGCGAAGCGCACGTGAACACTGTCAGCAAGCAAAACGCCGCGGTGCGGAAGTGGATCGAGGGGGACAAGAAGGCGGGTGAGGCGGGCGTCGAGGGGCTCGCCTGGTCGGTGATCGAACGACGGTTCAGCGAGCTCGGATTGCTGCAGGAACGATCGACCGCTTGACAATGTGTGTTTGGCACACAATAATCCGCTATATTCGATACACGTCATATGTGCGTCCGAAGCAAAAAAGCCCGCGAAAGCGGGCTTTTTCGTTTTCGGGGGAGCTCAGTCGCGACCTGCTGGCAATCTCGAAAAAAGAGCCCGCGAATGCGGACTCTGTCGATTTTGCTCATCTGCGCTGAAGTCGCGGTTAGCCGGTGATTTGCTTCGCCAAGCTTACGACGGCATCCACGCGACTTTTGATCGCGTCGATAGTCGTTTGAGAGGCGCTCGTATCAGCGTAGGCGCCGCGAAGCGAGTTGTGAACCGAACGTTGAAATTGGTCGATCTTGTCCTGATCCAGTCCAGCGATGGCGCTAACCAGTACCGATAGGATCGCCGTGTCGGCGATCTTGACGCCAATATTGAACTGCTCTTCAGGGCTTTTTTCGTCGTTGCTCATTTTTACCTCGTCTGCGATGTGGTTGAAAATTGGGCACAGGCCGGTGCTCATTTTAAAAAATGGGGGCGCATTTGATTCTTTCAAGAGCCGGTCTCGATGAAGGATGAGATTTTCAAAAAGGGCGGGAAGTCTGGAGTTGTGTCCCGGCCCATCCCACTTGACGCTCTCTTCGACGACTCGAACTGGATCCAGCGGATCGTTCCTGCCGACGGCGTTGCCGAGTGGGTGAACGAGACGCTCCTGCGCGAAGGCGCGCCGCTGCACAACCCGGACCACGCGCACCTGGTCGACGCCGACATCGCCTACCTCTGGGCGACCGTCGAGAACGTGCGCCAGATGCGCCGCGTCGTCGGCCAGTGCGAAGAGGTGACGATCCGCGCCGGC